ACCTTGTAGAACATTTAAAAACTTGGTATCACCGTGTCGATTCTTGATCCAGTATTCGTTGTTGAACTTTGTGGCATTGACAGCATCATCGTAACTGCTAATTCCACACAGCGCACTAGCTTCTTTGTCAAGATATGTCCAAGTTGGAATATCCATGGTCATACCATAAGTGGCAATACTGCATTGCCACTCTAGAACCTCTCGACGTTTCTTTTCGGCGGCTTTGTCTGTGGGATCAGCCCAACGGCCAGGCCACACGCCTTTAGCAATCTGGAATCCACCCGAGTCGGCAATCATAAAACTATTGGGATCACGCTTGCGAACCATGTCCTCTTTGGGCACTTCCTTAGTACAATCAAGATTGGCATGCCCCGCTGAATACAAACTCCAGCGATAAGGAAACAATCCTTTTTGTGGATTGAGCCAATTCAGTTGTTCCATGTCAGTGATGCCTGCAGGCATCCTAGAAGCAGGCACTGAATTGGGATCACTGCGTTGCTTGCCGATATAGGTTCCATAGAAGCTAGATATAGCTGGAAGGAACACAGCATAGTTATTTTGCTTGGCTGTTAGATTGTCTTGGGTCATATAGTTAATTAGGCCAAAAATATTACAATAAATTTTTTAATTGCCCCAAACTGAGCAAAATTAGAACTAGTATGAAGTTGATATCGGTTCCACTGTAACACAGAACCTAGATGCCAATCAAAAATACAATCAAGTGGAATGTGAGTAATTTGCGATTTTGTTGACTCTTTGAAATGACCAAAATCATTCAGATCCAATCCGTTATCTTCGACAGTTAACCAACTTTTAGGTACAGGTACTCCCATCTCGGCGTATTCTTTATCAAAAACATCAAACAATATGGTTTTAAATTCTGGTCCTTCGACCATTGGAATTAATAGTGCTAGCTCGTGTGTTTGTTTGTTAGCAAACGACTGGTGGTTCTTCTGGAAAGCATAGTGATCAATATGTATTTGATACGGACTGCTACACTCTTTGTAACCACCGGTGGAAAACTCATGGTCTGGGCCAATCAACTTGTCTAACTTAGGTTTGATTATGCGATGTGGTGCGCTAACTTTAATATGATAATCTAAATTCTTATTAAGATTGAGCCCACCAGGATCGACTATGCTAACTGGTTGATCAGCTAGCCAAGTTTGTAGTTCTCGAATTTCATCTAACGAGAACACGTTTTTATAGACTTTGCCCAAACTAGGTTTTTGCATTATTTGCTTTGAGCTGGCAAGGTATAATCGTATTTGGTCAAGCCCGAGTCAACTGTGATTTGCATGGCACCATCATCGCTGATGCGCATTTTACGATCGCCTGCAAGATTCAAGATTGAAATAACTTGTGCTACTGGGAAGCTCCATGACTTTTTGAGTTTGCCAGTTACACCGGAATCAAACACAAACTCACCTGCATGTGTAGAGTGATCACCAAACGCAAATTTAAGTCCAGCGCCCTCGGCAATCACACGGAATGTGGGCATGTCCGAGTTTGCTTGTGCCTGCATCTTAAGACGTTGCACAGAAGCCACTGTGGGTTCAAATTCAATTTCCCAACGTGTGCCCAAGAACTTGGCTGTTTTTAATTTTTCAGCAACAACTTCTGCAGTCATAAAACGATAGTCGTTTTTAAAATCTCCTGCTGTGTTAGTAAAGTGCAATCCTACCGGAATATCTGCACCGTTTCGATTTTGTTTAGTAACACTGATCACAGCATTTTCTCTGTACTCTTGTAAGTTCAACAAAATCTTGAGCTTGTCAAGATTTGGCATACCAAATAAACCTAGCAATTCTGGAACTGGTCCATGAATTTTACCTGCTACTACCACACTACGATCTTCGGCTAACCCGTCAATGGTGGTCTCTGTGTCACTTCCAGTAATCTTGACCGCATCAATGCAACCAAGATCATACGTGTGTGATACCAAATCTAATAGATAATCTCTCATTAAAACTCCTTGTAATTGTACTAGTATATAGACCGCGTTAAGATTTTGCAAATATTTTGGCCAATGACTGGCCGCCTCTCAAGCTGGTCAGCGTTCCTGGTTTTGCCAGTTCTAACCAAGTGGTTGCAGATGATAGTTCTATACTGTGTACCACTTGATATCCCATGCTGTTGGCAACATTGACAATCATTGACAATGGTGTGTAACAAGCAAAATTTCTTTCAGTTAATGCCACTCCCCCGGGCCTATCACAATCGTTAACAGTCATGGCCACAACACCACCAGGTTTGAGTTTGTTGAATATTTCACGTAAGAATTGTGTTATAACTTCCATGGGTCGAAAGTTAAAATAATTGTAAATTAAACAAAATGCAATTTGAGCATCGGGTATGGCTTCGAGTATGTTGCTGGATCTAGAATTGTCTATTACTATTTTTCGTAGTCTTGAAACATACTGTGGATTAAATCTTTTGTCTATGGGTTCTAACAATTCTTCACACTCGTCAACTACATACAAAGGATCCAGCGCCACCATGCTTTCGATCCAGGATTCACGCCCGGGTCTAATAATCATACCGGGATGATGCCAGTCTGCACGGGTAGCAATACGTGTGGTCAACTCAGAAATTTGATCAACTGACAGTCCTAGAGTTCGGTCTAACACATGCTTGGGTACATCGTGTGGTCGCATTTGCTCATCAAATAATTTAAAACTATTTGACAAGTATTCTGGTTGTGCAAGTAAAATTTGTGACTTGATGTTGTTTATTGTATGCGTTACTGTAGAATCATATTGATTAATTGTGTTTTGGATCAAATTATATTCTTGCGTTAACTGTGCAACTAAATTTTCTGGAGTCACACCGGCATTTTCTATTGTGTGTTTGACCCACTCTAGGCCTTGAGCAGTGTTGGTTCGTGCTGTGTAAGCATCAAACTTTTGAATCTCACTCAATACGGACAACAGGTAACTAAGTCTCATGAAAAATTAAATAGATTTTGAAACGTATTTTGTGTGTTTGTAGCGGACCCAAGATCCCAATCCAACACACCCAGCAAATTATCGACTTTGCCATCAATTACTGTAGCTTCCATTTCAGCGTCGTCAAATGGCAATTCTTTAAACCATACGGGCAAATGCGACTCGTCAGTGGGATAAGCAATGCTGGTCCAGCCCATGGGATTTGCTTTGAGTTTGCACACAATAACTTTCATGCCATCGACAATTTGCAAACTGTAGTTGTCGCCGTTCATTCGTCGCATGGTATTCCAGTTCATACCAGCACGAACGTGCCCGGGCATGTTGGCTTTACCTTGTTGTTGTTCTTTTTTACCATACATGGTCAAGTTGTTCACACGTTTGGGACTACCTTTCTCCCAACCAGGCCTCTCGGTAAACTTGTATTTGAACTCTCGAATTCTCTCAATAATGCTGTCTCTGCTAACACCAGTTAGTACATCGTCAAGGATATCACTCAAAAACTCTTGGATTACTTTTGGTGTATCACTGCGTTTTAAATCCAAGCCCATGGCCTTGACTTTGCCAGGCTTGCCGTTGACATCAGTGCGCTTGCCTTCTTTGTCAATGATCATCACAGCATAACGCTTTTTAGTAATGAACAGACCTTTTGATGCAACGATTTCTCGACCACCTTTGATAACAGATCCCATCTCTCTTGGTATATGAAATGCCTGTTCCATAAACGCTGGGAAGCCTTGATTAACTTGTTCAGCAATTGAATCATACAAAGCAATGGCAATTTCCTTTGACCACTCCATGCGACCTTCATCTACTTCTTTTTTAACTGCTGGCCAGGCTGAAAAGTAACAACTGTCTGTGTCGCCATAGATAATGGCTTCACCTGTGTGATCATACTTGCCAAAGATGCATTCGTTAACATGTGCATCCATGTGTCGAGCAATAGCACGACCTGTTAAGGTAGTTGACTGTCCAATACGTTTGTCAAAGAAACGGCACCCTGGATTAAGAATAGCACCATATAATGAGTTCAAGTTAATCTTCTTGACCAATTGGCGTTTGTCCCAATACTCTTCGTCTGCTTTGTTAGTACACTCTTTAAGTTTGGCCTGCATTTCTTTACGCTCTGCATACCAGCGTTTTAACAAGCCGGGAATCACAGCTTCGGTTTCGTATGTAAAAATTGTGCCATTGGCACTGAGAATCCAAGGTTGATTACTGTCAAATATCATGCGCCAAATCTCAGGTGCGCTATGTACAGTTTCTGAATCATCCTTCCAGTCAATAGTGATCTCTGTGCCACGTTGCTGTTCCATTACAGCAGTATATTCCAGGCTGCCAAACAATCCCTCCCAGGATGCCGCAAAGCTATTACCGCCAGCTATTTTGTCGGCAATGTATCTGTCGGTCATTACAGGACGTAGTTGTCCAATGATCGTTTCTGGTCCCATGTTAAGAGCACGGATCGCTGACGGGTAGAGCGAGTTAATGTCAATGGAACCAATATATTCGTGGATGCCTTTTTTGGGATAAGCAACATAGGCACCTGCGGCTTGCGTGTCTTCATCTGTAAGTCTTTCTTTACGGTTAGGAACTACCATTCCACGTTCGTGGGCTTCATTAATAATTGCTTGCTCTGTTACTGCAACAGCACCCATGGTGGTCTGTAACAGCACTGTGTTCTCATGTGCTAGTGTATTGGCCAAATCCAAGAAGCGCAACTTCTTGTCAATAGCAGCCAAGCCGTTGACGTCTTGTCGATTGTATTCGATAAACGTCTTGAAATCATTGTTGTACAATTGATCCAAGGTGCCTTCGTATGCTGTCTTTGATCCCAGGTCCTCATACTCAAGGATGGCATCTAGGCTATAGCTATGACGCTCTTCATATGTGTACTTGCGATACAACTGCATGTAGTCAAGGTGCACACGACCAATCAAGTCAAATGTTTGATTCTCTGAGCCAAATCGTTCAAACATTCGTTGTTTGGGCAATTGATTCCACAAACAAAATCTACGGGTGTCATCTTTGCTGAGTACTCGTGTGATACGATTAACAGTATAAGGGATATCGTAGCCCTCTGAGTTCCAACCGGTCAAGATGTCCGCATCTTCGATGAGATTTAAAAACGTATCTAGTAGATCAGCTTCTTTAGAAAATACAAATGTGTTGGGAAATTCTCCTGCAATTTCACGTGCAGTCTCGGGACTCATGTGACGTGGTGGCACTACCAATGTGACCAATTGATCTAGCCAGTCCATGTACACCGAAATTGCAGTGATAGCATTAAATGGATCATCAGGTCGACTGTAACCACGTTCAGGGTCAAAGTCGACTTCGATGTCAAAAAATGCTGTGTTCAGTCTTGGTCCGTCTTGTCCTTTGTAGTTTTCTGCCAGGCATCTAAAAACAGGATTGATGTCTGCTTCGTATAGTTTCTTGTGAGATTGTGCTCGCGTTTCTTTTCGAAACTCTTTGTTGTTCCTACTGGAAAATCTGCTGACAGGATTACCAAAAATGCTCTGGAACTTGCCCCTAGGGTCATCGTAATAAAAAATATAATTAGCAGGGTACTCTTGATAGTAACGTTCGCCATCCCGGCGACCCACAATATGAATGCGATCGTGTTCACGATCAAAAAGTGCGTCTACGTAACTCATTTAACTCCGTTTATGGCCGGTAAGCCGTGATTTATGCTCGTGACGTGAGCAGTTCGCTGTTGAGACAGATATTTATAAAGTTTTACCAACAGTTTCTAGAATGACTTCTAGAATTTCGTGATCTTGTTTTTCTCGACCAAATTCGGCCTTGTGTGCTAGTTTAACGGCTTTTTTAAGAATAGCTGGTTTGATTTCAAGTTCTTCGGCCACTGCTTTGATGGTATCATTGAGTCCACCTTGCAGTGTTTCAATTTCGTGCATGACTTGCATGCCTTCGTTGATGATTTGTGTGAGTTTGATCTTTTGCTCACCGTTAAAAGTTTTGTCCGACATAAAATCTCCTTGTGTTATAGTTTAACATATTTGTCACACATAATCAACTAGTTCTGGAAACACACTTATCATAGACTGGCCGCGATGATCATCATGAAGTTTTATCCAAGATAAAAATTTTTGAAACTCTTCATGATCATACTCGGTAGAACTACAGATCTTGATACAGGCATCAATACAATGTTCAGTTCGATCCCAGACCTTTCCAGACAATGATGTTTTCAAGTCTTGATAAATTTTTAGCAAGTTTGCTTTGATTGGACTAGGCAACAATTCTGGCCTTAACAACCTAGGATCATAAACTGTAGTTATAAACAAGTTTGTTTTGTTGTCTGCGGCCCAGCGTATTACGTCATGATAACGTAACAAAGCTAGATTACTCAATGCTGTGGTGACCACATGGCTGATGTTAGAATACTGAACAAGCTTTTGTAAATTTTGTTCAATCTCTTTCCAGTGACTGGGATAACGCAGATAATCATTAACTGGACCAATTCCATCTATGCTGGCTTTGATTATGATATGTTTGAAGTTACTAGAAAGAAACTCCAGCTGTTGATCTGTTACTGCGGTCATGTTGGTGTTCAAGTCAACAGAAATTTCTTTGGATCTACCATGGGTTGCTAGCTTTTTTAAAAAATCAAAAGTAATCATATCATAGAATGGTTCTCCGCCCAACAAGGTCACGTGTTTGAACTCTAGTTCTAAATATGCATCTAAATTGTTAGCCCTTGCTACCCTTAATGGATAATCAGACAACCCTAATTTTTTTAATTCTATATGCCTGACATAACTGGAAGAGTGACAAGGCAAGCATTTTAAATTACATATATTACTGGTACCAAGTGTGAGCTTTTGTAAATCAAAATAGTCAGGGTCATTGCGTTGTTTAATTTCTTTGGACAATTCAGGATAAAACATTTCGGCCATGAGCCTAAGACTAGTTCCATCCATTGCTTCGGCCTTAACACAGTGTTGGCACTGTTTTGGTGCCTGCCCCTGCAACAATTGTTGTTTGACCATGCGCATTTGCGGATCAGTTTTGTAATTGCTGGGATGTATCCTGGTAGTGGGACTAAAAACACAACAAGGCCTAGAAGTGGGATTGTCAATGGTTGAACCTATGTGAAGTTCAGTAAATGGTAAATTGCAAAAAAATGTCATGTTATTAGTGCTCACTTTGTACTTCAAGGTAGCGAATCTCTAGCACAGGCAGCAGCCGCCTACACCACGGTAACAAGTACCGGTCCTAAGGTGTGTTCTTTAGTGTATGGTAAATTTCAATTTGGTCAAGCATTTCTTTTAATACAGGATCAGTTTGTGCGGCACGATGAATATTGCCCCACAGTTTGCCGTGTTGCAGTTCTTGCTGTAGATTTTTGTGTGCATGACTAGACCAATGCAATTCTCGGTCAATTTTTCCTGACTCTCTTTGATAAACGGTTTCTCCGCCATCGGGCGATTCGTAAATGTATGCTGTCATGCAGTTACTTACCTGCGACTCTCAAGGCAGCGCCTTTATTAAAGCTAGGCGACCACGAAGCGGCTTGCACATTGCCTTTTCTTTTTGACC